TGCAGTAAGAAAACCTATGCAACTAAATGAACTTGACTGGAGTTCCAATTTAATCACTGGTGAAGGACATCCTTTTATTAATACTGACTTAGGCAAGTATCTAGATCATCTTAAGGGTAAAAGAAAAGATTATGGAAAAAGTCTCACAACTGATTTAAAAATAAAAAGAGAAGAGAGTTACTGGCAATGATACAATCACATAATTTTTGGTTCCCAGACTATGACGACCATTTCCCAAGGATGCTTAATAAAAGTATATTAAAAGACGGCGTTGCCAGATATCAATGGCGAGCAAGAGATGCGGCAATTGAGGCTTGTGGTCAACGGAGGGTATGTATTGATATTGGGGCAAATGTGGGGTTATGGTCTTGTGACCTGGTCAATGCGTTTGATCATGTTATAGCGTTTGAGCCTGTGGCAGAGTTTATTGAATGCTTTAAGAAAAATGTTTCCAAAACTAATTACACTATTCATCAAATGGCATTGGGTCAGACTGAAAGTTTTATAGAAATGAACATTGTACAAGGAAATACTGGGCACACTCACGTTGATCAAACTTCTATAGGCAAAGGCACTATTCCTTTGAAACCCCTGGATAGTTTTAACTTTGACAATATTGATATGATTAAAATTGACGTTGAGGGTTTTGAAGAAGAAATACTTGCTGGTGCAATGGATACTATCAAAAGAAACAAACCAATACTAGTTGTTGAACAACAAAAGCACGAGTATCAAAATGATATGAATGAAACTCCAGCAATTAAAATATTAGAAAATTGGGGTTATCAAGTAGTAGAACAATTTAACAAAGACTGGATTCTAAAATACAAAGGCGCTCTCTAATAAATTTCCATGCCTCCCCGCTGGCAACCTCGTCGTTATTCCAGTGACTTTGGCTAATTTTATTAATCCAATCTGTTCTATCATGCATTATTGGATTTTCAATTAATTTTAAACTAGTATTGCAAACTGGCCACGTTTGACTTTGTCTGGGCTCTATATCAGTTACAAATACAGGTACTCCGTAAACTAAACTAGCAATACCAGGACTACTGTTATATGTTACAGTTGCCCAACAGTTTTTTAAGTCATCAATCAAATCAGGCGATGCACTTACTGTGTATTGATTTGAAAATTTTAAATAATCCTGTTTTTTATCACCAGGATGTTTTCTAACTATTATTGGTCTATTAGAATATTTTTTAATCTTTTTAACAGTGTGATCTAGCCAGTCTTGAACGCTGGTACTGCCCATACTCCAACCGTCTACTCTCTGTAAACAAATTAAAATATGCTTTCCGGTAGTCCTATACTCTCGTAGTTTGATGTTCAATCGGTCACTAATAGATGGCCATCTTGATGCGTCTATTTTGTTATCAAAGTAAAAACCAGTGGTTGGAAATATACCATTAAGACTATAGCGTAGATAATAATTTGCCAGTTCAGCATTGGCAAATTGAAACAAATTGCTATCAATTACTATAACATTTTTATGATTGTCAAGTATACGTTTGCGTAATTGCAAATGTGGAGGGTTCGTATCTTTATGTACAAATCCTTGCATGACAGCAACATCGCAGGGGACTAAGTCAAATCCGTTAACCAATTCCACTTGATCTGACGATTTTAAAATGCCTTCGCCAAATCTTTTAAGAACTGCTAGTTTGGTTTCGCTTTTATTCTTTGGTATCGCTGATAGGTAAATTGCTATTTTCATTTAGTATTGACCAGGCATAGCCATTGGTCAACTCAGTTAAAGTAAATTGTGCATATGATAGATGTCTAAGTAATGCATCAACTTCATCAAGAGTTGGCACATATGGATTCTCGATTTCTTCTAATGATTTAGAACAAAGACTGTGGGCCGCGTTTGGTCCAAGTGTAATTGCTGGTTTGCCTAACATCAAAGACTCAACAGCGGCAATACTGTTATATGTTACTACACAATGTATATCCTGTGCTAATGCATCTTCAAATGTGTCTGTAGTAAGACGTTCAGTCCTTCCTTTTTTCAGTCTTATAACAATTTCTCTATCAGTATGTTTTTTAAGTTCCAGTAGAGTTTCTTCCATCCATTGATCTAAATCAAGATTAAAAAACATCATTACTTTGTCTGATGGCGGGCATAGCAATACCTTTGACCCTCGTCGAAACTTGCAAGGCTGATATTCAATTTTTCTTAATCGATCATCGGGCCGATCAACTATAGGACTTATATTTTGCAAATGATTAAAAGTTACCCGATGATAATTTTTTAATTTTAGTTTATTTCCAAAATATCCAGTGTCAATGTAATAAAATGGATTGCCAGTACCCCAACATTGATGAATGGCCTTCATTGATCTGATTCCTCTTACCACTAGCGGAACATTGACATTGTTTGAAATTTTATCATAAGCAGTTATTTGCCCGCCGGACCCAAGAATAAATCCCTGAATGTAAGGATCAAATTTCTGTCCTTTTTTAATTCTAACATGCTCGTCGGCCCAGTCACTCTCAATGCCATATAGTTTGTTATCTGTCAATTTGTTTACCTCGTCAATGATGCTTTGTTTTGTAGCAGTGTAATATTCACAATTTGCGTCTACACGATATTCTATTAGTTTATCTACTATTGAATTAATAGCTGGTGGAAGATTTTCATACTTATGTGGTGGCGGTACACTGGGGGTATCTGCTACAACCATCTTCTTACCACTCAGTGAGTTCATCGCAGAGACCACAAACTCTATACGATAGCCCTGGCTGACAGGCCACAGTTTGTATTGGAGCTCACGCGATCTCTCTGCATCGTCCCTGTTCTGCCATACTGTGGTGGATATAAGGCGCTCGCCCAATTTGGTACGTCGATCAGTCTTGTATATGTACATGACGAGATTCTTTTCGTCCATCATTTAATCAATTCGCTGTTGACAATATTCTGTGAATAGTCTTTCTCTGTGCCACTCATCGCCTTGTGGTGTTGTGGCAAATTCATGGAAACATGGTGTGCCCAGTGTGTAATGTAACAGTTTGGCCTTGGGATTTACACCATATTCATCTGGTAACCAATTCCATTCAGGCGGAAGTTCACCTATGCGACTGTCATCCAACCATGTAAATCTATGTAATTCTGCACCTGTTGAATTTTGCACAAACTCTGGGGTTAATTTTCTGTTGGGAAAACTGTTACAATTCCATAGTATCACACTGGACCAATTTTTTCTAGGGTAATCTTCATTTTTACTGCCAAGATATTTGGTAGTCATCTTGGTTTTGTAATCATGCTTGACCACTAGTACATCTTTGCTGGTATCTCTTAATTCCCAAAGTTTAACGATATCATCGCGTAAAATCATGTCACCATCGATGAATATAGCAAACCCTAGATAACCCATGAGATGTGGTACTAAAAATCTAGTATAGATAAAATGATTGCTACCATCAGTGTGTGTTTCTTCATAGTCTTGAAATAGGTTCAATGCAATAGGCATAATAGCCACGGGTTGGCTGGCATGACGTATGATGCTGTTGACACAAGTGTGGAATGCTATGGCCTCGCGTGGATCGTACCCTATAAAAATTGGTATTGGTTTCATTTTATTCGCTCAATGTCCTCTTCTTCACAACGAGCGCCGTACTGTATTTCTACAATGGTTGCTGGTTCGTTATAAGGGTTGCTTATTTTATGCCAATCACCAACTGCAACTTTATAGTAGTCATGTGTGTCTAATTTGCTGATGGGCAATTGATATCCTGAGTCTGTTTGGCTGTGTACTAACACACGCCCACTGCTGACATGCCAATATTCTGCTCGTTCTCGATGTCTTTGCATGCTTAGACTCTGCCCAGGATTAATTGTTAATTCTTTGACCTTGGTTCCAGGAACTTCGTGTAACACACGATAATATCCCCAGTCACGTAAAGTTTTAGGTGCTTTCCATTCCTGTAGGATCCAACTGCTTGAATTGGCCTTGTCAAAGCCGCCCACACCAAACACAAATTTAACATTGTTGTCATCTGTGTCCATCTCTGGAATGTTAGAGTCTGTGCGATCACCACCGTTGGCAAATATAATTTTACTTTGCGGATAACTCTGACGTACCATCCATATGGCATGTCGAGCACTACCATCACTGTCGTCAAAATCTATAACAAAGTCTACACCTACAATGTTTCGTACAATACTTGCACGTTCTTGGTAGGGCATGAAGGCTGAGCCTTTTTTACGAGCAAGCCAGGCATCACTGTTGACACCTACAATCAGAATATCACCCAATTGTCTCGCGGCCTGAAGATAATTGATATGACCAGAATGTATAGGGTCAAATCCACCAGTTATTAGTACAATCTTTTTCATACTAATATTTATATGCGTAGTTTATATCAGTTTAAGTTTTGGCTAGTATGATATCTTTGGTTGGATTATAAACTGGCGTTATTTCTTTATCATGATCAAATCATATTTGCTACCATACAGCAAAGGATTGATATCGCGGCGATCAAATGGAACCACACGATCCCACACAATATCTACATTCATGTGCTTGAGTATTTGCTCGCGCCACCAGGTGGGTTCTTCAACTATCAGATGACAATTACGCCCGTCGGGCAATAACTTTTTAGCAGGGTGGCAAGCAATACGGAAAAAACCACAGCGTTCCATCTTGTCACTCATGATTTTTAAACTATTGACCAAGTATTCTGGCTCAATATGTTCTATAGCATCAGTACTAATAATAGTATCAAATGTACGGTTGGGCATGTGATTAAACTCTTCATTGCCAGGATCATACCCAAATACATCTATACTGGGATAGTGTTCTTTGATAGTGGCAATTAGTGCACCTTTGCCACATCCAAAATCTATTAAGTTAGTTGGGTTATACTCCTTGATAAAAGTCTCAACAAGATCAAACTGGTTGGCACCGTTGTTGAATTTACCTTTGTTATGTAACTCTTGCATTTGGCGTTGATAGTCTTGACTGATCGTATTGCTGATCCCCATTTATTGTTGCCCCATCCATGATAAACTATGATCTATCCATGATAACACAAGATCCTGCTGACGTAGATATCCATATCTAAATATACTTTTTACTGCGGATTCTGGCAACAGACCTTTATCTGATAGGTCATACCAAGAGGTTTTGCGTGGATCCATAGGCTGATGTTTGCTTTTATAGACTACAGCATGTAACCATGGACTGTTGGGTTCTTTCTTAAAGTGACCGTTTGCACAATCCCAACCTGACACAGCCAGCATGTGTATTAAACTAACCATGGTATGATTATGATATGCATAGTCTCTCTGATCATAGGCCAAAATTGAACCGTCAAGATTTGTAGTTTGTGGTACAATTATACAAAGCATTCCGCTGTCAGCGGTCATGTGCCACCAATTGGCCAATGTTTCAACTGGATTTATTGCGTACTGAAATGCATCATGACACCATAACACATCGTATCCTTTTTTGACTTTCAATGGCGCTTCAAAATTTTGGTATTCATAAGTGATATTTTTATGTCTATGAGCACTTCTACAGGTGTCAACTTGATCTATGGCCACACAGCGAATATTCAAAGGTATTGGGATATCGTCACGTGTGGTACGAGTTGCCCACCACTCAACGTCTAGTCCTTCACTGCCACAGCCTAGGTCAGCAATACTGCCTACACTTTCCATGAAGTCATCATACGCATAAAGAGCATTTAATGTTTCTAAACTGTGTGCATGACTTTCTTGACTGCTTGAAAAAATACTACTCATAACTGAATGTCCTCCATACCTGCTGTGCGTAAACGAACTATGTGTCCCATTTGCCATTGTTTGGTGTCAAGACCCTTCATGATACCCAACCATTTGTTGCGAAGTAGTGCTACTTCGTTGATGATAGTTTCAAAGTCAATCACCTCGTCCTCGCCGTCTACATATTTTTCAGCATCTCTACTGGTTAGAGTTCTAGCATAGGCTTCAAGGTATTTTTGAAAATGCTTGCGTCTGATCTTTCTTAACTGTATATTAAGGAAGTTTAAAATTGCTTCAATTTCTTGTAACTGATTAAAACGATGTTCGGTAATGCCAGGTAACTCTTTAATGTTTCTCTCAAGTATACCCCCAATACGACACTCTTTACGGGCTTCTTCCATCTCGTTTTCGTAGTGTTGTATAAAGTCAGGGATTGTGCCAAGATTAGCAGTTACACGGCTATACCACATGTTTAATAGTCTTTGTCATCTTCGTCGTCATCATAGTCATTGTATTCTTCATCTTCATCGTCAATGACTTCTAACTCATCTTCAAAGTACGGTACTAGTACTCGTTTAATGTCAGCATCGCTTTTGAAAGCGGCCTTGATTTCTTCTGGGCTGTGATCTGAATCAATCATCACATTAACCATAATTTCAGCGGCTTCCTCGCGATCAACTGATCCAATAAATCTTTTTAATTCTGCCCAAATTTCATTTGCTAATACTAACGACATTATATCTTATTCCTCTTCAGTTGATGTTTCATCAGAGTTACTTACCTCAGACTTCTGATTTTTAAAATCTGCCATGATTTTATCTAAACACCCATCGTCGTTGGCTTCCCATTTTTTACGGAACTGTTTAATAACTTCACCATCACTGGTAATGAATACCAAACTGTTGCCTTCTTTTTTAAGTAAGCCACGTTTCTCAGCCAAGTCAGTCATACCACTATACGGACTCATACCTGTTTCATAAGGAATCTTAACTTGTACACCTTCAAATGGTTTAGCGTAGCGTGTTTTCATTACTTTACAAGCGGCTCGAATACCCATAACGTCTGTTACTTTATTGCCATCTTCGTCTTCTTTTAATTTTAACTTTTTCATAGCAACAACAATAGAACTAGCGTAGATAAAGCCCTGACCACCCGATATCTTATCATCTGGATCAAACATATCCTGTGACGCATAAGTGTGATTAGTACACACCATGCCTACGTTGTAACTACCAAACATGTTTACACAGTTACGAACCAGTGCTGTCAGTGCTTTAGGTTTACGACCTAGGTCACCTTTCATTTCGCCTGCTTCAAACTGATTAACATCAGTTGGTGTCAGCAACATACCCAATGAGTCAATCACAAACAATACCTTTGGGCGTTCGCCGTCTGGTAGTGCTTTGTAGTCTTGCATGAATGTTGAAATGGTCTTGGCCACGTCATCGATCATGGCCATTGATAGTTTAAGAAGTTTGTTTTCATTTGTGTCAACGCCCAATGCTTTGAGCCAATCTTCATCTAGTGCGTTTTCACTATCAACCAACACAACAAAGATGCCTTGCTCTTGTGCGTGTTTAACAATGTTACCAGAACAAATATAACTCTTACCTGCGCCAGAGTCACCAGCAAATACTGTTACTTTGCCCAGTGGAATTCCTCTATTGAAGTCTCCACTGATTAGATAATTTAAAGCAAAGTTGCCTGTAGAGATCCAGTCAGTTGGATCGTTGAAACCAATTGACAAACCGTC